GCAATATCAAATGGTGAAAGTGCTTCTGAACCTGCAGTCGCGCCGTTAGCCGTGTCAGCATAACGCACACGCAATGTGTGAATTTGACCAACTGGACCAGTCATTGGCTGTACGCCGATGATTTCGTTCGCGATTACTGTAGGCATTACACGTCTGATGATAGGCAAAATTACTTTGTTAAGTGTTGCCATGTTACCAGCCTGTGATGCACCCGCTGTAGCACTTTCTGTAAGTGCGTGTTTAGTGTTTTCTAAAACTGAAGACATTACATCACGTTTGTTACCTTCTAGACCATCTAGAAGTGTTTCGCGTGTTGTTGTCCAGTTATTTCCTTCGAAAAGATTTTCCATCTTTTTCTCCTGTATCTGGTTAATTATTTAAGTCCAGCTAATTTTTTTAGCTGAATTATATTGGCATCGCTACTAGGTGACTCTTGAGTTGCACTAACTTTTAGTTCAACACCTCTGTCTCCAGTATGTTCTGTTACTTTGCCTTCATTTAACGATTGTTTTGCCTCAGTTGAGACTGTTGATGCTTCATTTAATACTGCTGGTAAATACTTCTTAAAAGCAGTCTTCAAATTCGCTGTTTTTACTGTCTCAAGCAAGTCTACCATTACGCTACGCTTTTCTTTGCCTAACGGAGATAAAAGACTTTCAAGGACTTCTTTACGATCCATTCTGTCTTTCATTACACGTTGTGCCTTATCAGCATTTGTAATAGTTTCATCTTTTTCAGTAATTGTTTCTTCTAATTTTGCAATTGCAGTAGCAGATTCTTCTAATTTCTTAGACATCTTAGCAACTTCAGTGCCTTCATTTAATTGTGAAGTCATGAATTCGCCTGCGAATGCTTCAAAAAGTTTACGGCCAAACTCGTTTTCTTTAGCCGATTGAATATCTTCTTTCAAGACACTCAGTTCTGAACGCAAAGCAGTTTCGATAGTCTTCTCGACTAATTCTGCTGAACGTTTGATAAATGAATTCTTAGTTTTAGTAAGAATTTCTTTACCTTCTGCTACCATACGTACTTTAGTGTTAACTAAATCACGCTTATCATCGTGAAACTCTGCTAGTTCGCGTGAAAGTTGTTTAACTACGAATTCTTTAGTTCGACCTAAATGTTCGTTAACTTTCGTACGATCTGCTCTGAGTTCCTTAACTTCTGTTGCTAATTGAGAAGTAATGAATTTTTCAAGGATAGATGCATGTGAAGAAATTGCTTTCTTATATGCAACTCGTTCTGCGATTAGGGCTTCACGGTCTGTTTTGAACTCTTCCATTTCAGATTTAATCGTTGTTGAAAGCATGTTATCCATTGCCTCCACGATTACTGATTTGTCGTGTTCAAACTTTTGTGCGAACTCTTCACGCAACTCGGCTGTTATCTCCTCTCTTGCTTCATTTACCTGTGCTTCCCAAGCCTCTGATAGTTGAGTTCTTACTTCTTCACTCATTATATCCGACTCAAGAAGGCCAGCAAGGATTTCATTTGTTGCCATTGTTGGTTCTCCTATTAAAGTTTTAGTTCTCTTATGAACTTAACTATTTCTTTTGACAAGTACTTTTGGGCGCCCTTGTCGTGTTGAACATCTTGTGCTAGTTTCCATGTTTCATAGCCACCTTGCATGTTCATTAATCCTTCGTATATTGCTTTTGGATATGCGTCCGGGGCACTTGGTTGTGCCACAATATCAACTGTAATAATCTCATAATTACTCACATTACCACTGTTATCAACTTCACCAGAGCCACGAGATGAGACACCTAAAGTGGCGCCTGATTCGATTAATACTCTGATAATGTTACCCATTGGTGTAGGAACAATTTTAAGTTTACCATAGCCATTTGGACCATCCATCCACATATTCTCGATAATATGCGAAACACGATCTACGTTTACTGTTAATTCTGGTGGGTGGTCGCACTCACCTAAAACTGGAAATCCTTCCTTAATTTTTGCTTGGACGGAATTTACTGCTTTAGTGATTTCGCTCACTGGATATACTCGCTGGTTTGCATTCTTTACGCCACCTTGGACGAAAATGCCTTCCATGAACATACTTTTACCACCATCCTCGCTTTCAACGATTCGTGATTTCACACTTGCTTGATTATGTGACAATCTTTCAATAAGAACGGTCATATGTTTCTCTCCAAATAGAGTTTTACTTATTAGGCTTTAGGTGCTGGTGCTTTCTTGTTACCAACAACATTTACATTACCTGTTTTCATATCGGCTGCTGTTGCTGAACCGCCAGATGTATTACCATCTTTTTGTCCAACTGGTTTTGCATCACTTTCGTCTGCTCCGCCATCTTTCGCTACTGGAGAATCTTTCTCACCGTCAGCGCCTTCTTTAGCAGATACTGGAATAGTGTACTCTTCCAATACTTCATCTTCATCTAAATCTTCAGTTGAATCTTCTTCGATTGCTTCTTCATCAGTTGCTTCTTCAAAAGTTTCTTCTACTGATTCTTCCATTTCTGGCTCTTCGATATCTAAATCAATTTCTTCGCCGTCCATATCAGACATTTCTTCGTCTTCATCTGTAGCATCATCTTCTTCACCTGACATAATTTTTTCAAATTCTGCTTCTAGGTCTGCTAATGCTGTTTCTAAATCTTCTACTCTGTCTTCGACATCGCCTTCAGAATCATCATCTTCATCACTCATTTCTAAGTCATCAATTGCTTCTTCATCTTCCATATCTTCGTCATCATAAAATTCTTCATTTTCAATCTCGTCTGAATCTGTACTGATATCATCAGTTAATTCAAAAGTTTCATCAATTTCCTCAAGCTCTTCTTCTACAACGGTGTCGCTTTCGTTAAGAGAATCCTCATGGATTTGTCGTGCTTGTTCAACAACAAAGTCATGCAAAAGCTCTTCCGCTTTAGTAGTCTCTTCATTGATTAACAATTCTAGCACTTGTTCTAGTGTACTTCTTGACATTATAAGTCTCCTTAAAAATCTTAGTGTTAGCCACTACAATCGGCGGCAGGTTATAGAAACGAACGTATTTGTTTCATACAGAAGTATTTATAGGGATTATGTGAGTATATTGGGATAATACGCAAAAACGAGCGGTTTTTGAGTATTCTTTGACTTGTAAGATATTTATATAAGGTTACTCACATGTTAACATGATACATAACACTCTAATCTTACATTTCTAAATCAGGCATTCCACCAGATGCTTCGGCATCTTTTGGTCCATATTGTTGTTTAACCTGAGCGGCTTCGGAGCCTTTTTGATACTTCCTATACTCTCGTATCTTTCTTAGTTTAGAAAGATGTTCGAGAGTTAAGCGTATTTTACGTGTGTCCTTAAGATCGATGCTTGAAAAGTCATCTTCTTCGGGATCATAATTTTCTGTTAGTTCTGAATATTTCATACTAGTATTTATACATCTTCGTCAGAATCGGCATTTTCTGCGCCTGAAATAGGAGATTCACCGCCTGTCAAATCTTCATCTTCATCAGGTAAGTCATCTGCATCAAACTCTTCATCGCCACCTTCAAAGTCACCGCCAGTACCTGGAGAAGCGCCTACACCTTTAAGTGTATCTTCACTTTGTGCAAGAGGATCTTTAAGATCGCGTTCTTCTTTCCACAGTGCGGCGTTTTGTAAGATTTCTTCATCAGAAAGTCCTAAGAAACGTTTCAGTGCAAAGCGTTTACTGATGTAGTCTGCACTTTCGACACTTGTAAATACATTCATTGCTACTTGGTCTACTTCTGCTTGACGATACTTACCGAAGTTCTGAACAGTGTTGAATGTTAAATCAAAAGTACTACTTTCAATTAGAACACCACGATGCTTTAAGAACATCTTAAATTCTTTATCTAGTTCTTCGATGATAAGTTGTTGTAGTCTTTCACAGTATTTTGTAAATCTAAACTCTTGTATCATTGCAGTACCAGTTCTACCGTCATTAAACGCAGAACCATTGCCATCCATTCCACCCAAGTAACTTGGTGGAACTCGTAAGCCTCTTAATAGTTTATCATTAAAGAATTTCAAGTCATCAATTTGACCTAAGTTTTCACCACCTGGTAGTGTTTCAACTTTAGAACCACGACCTTCAGCCGTTTGAGCAAAGAAGTAATCTTCCATGATAGAAAGTGGATTGTATGCACTATCAACAACGTTAGCACCACCA